TTTAAAAATATTATATATTATAACAAAAACATAGGATTTGTTACTGTTATTTGTTCATCTTCTACTTGATTAGTTGGTTCTGTATTTAAATAATAATAAGTTGTTAGACATGACATTAAAACATCTGCACACATTTCTGTCAAAAATAAATCTACCTGAGCTAGTAATAAATTCATATAAATATACCAATCAACCCAAGTATAAATAGTAATAACATTGGTTACTTCATATGCAAAAACTCTGATATGTTTTGGCTTTACTATTTTAATATCTTGCACATTATTTATTAGCCATGGACTCAAAATATTATGAATAGTATTTCTTATTAAACTATTTATAAAACAGTATAATACAACTGTAAAATATTTACCGGGTGTATTGATTTTTATTCCTATAACCAAAAAATTATCATGTGGACCAAATCTATAATAATTTACACCTATTTCATTCATGTCATTATATAAACTGCTTATAGTTATTGCTATGATTGCGATCCAAATAATTACTACTCGACTTACTAGCTTTTCCATTGTTTAATCTATATTATTGTTCATAAATTATATTTAAGCTTTCTTTAAATTTATACTTAAAGACAATTTCAGAATTTAATATTTTACACTTTGTTATTAAATTTTGGTCATTTCATTAAATTTTGGTCATTTCATTAAATTTCAAACTCGTAGAAGTCTGATTTCACTTCACGTGTAGCAAAAGACACATTCGGATCTTGTGCTGGAGGATCCGGGATTACTTCCGGAATATAGCGCAGTTTCTCCGGTTTCAAAACAAACGCACGTCCTTCCTCATTAAAGAACATGTCATTTTCCTCTAAATTGGTATCCACTGTTTGATATCGCATCGCTAACATCTGGACACCATAGGTTCTCATTGTGATTGAACTTGGATTATCTGGATTTGATCCTTTATCTGGCATTCCTATTGACATACCTAGCTTATTGAATTCAATTAGTTCTACCATATCTGGTGCATTTATTATATCATAATAATGTAGTGTTCGCATAAAAATTGAATTGCTTGTCATATTTACGTATTCGTAAAATGCTTCTGATTCCATAAATGATAAATTGCTTCTGTCTACTATTATCACTATTTTTCCTGCCATTTCTGGTAATTTAACCGAACCAAAATTTTTACCTTGGTTTTCAAAACTATATTCTTTTCCCATTAACATATCATTATGGCTTTCCAATAACTTGGCAAAATTATTATACATTGGCAAGTTTGAACTCTTTATACGCAAATTTAAAATAATTGGATCGAATGGATTCGGTGTAGTTGAGCTGGCAAATGCATAATCTCTTATGATATTTAGCACATCACTAAATGGTACTGAATTAAATGTCTCCTTTACACAATAATTATCTGATGTAGAAGTTGCTACAACAGGCTGGTCATCAATTGAATACACTTCAAAATCCAATCCTCTTACACCTTGCTTAATTAGATCTTTTAATACACATGTATTTACATAACCATTTTTGTAATCCCCCCCTGAACAGCAATTGTAAGCGGATTTAATATAATAATCTCTGAATGAATATTGATACATCTCATTATTTGTATCAATTGATCTTATTTTGCCGTTTAATTCTCCAAACATATCATCCATGTATTTACAATCTCTAGCTTTCATACCATCTGAAAATATGGTTCCAGAATAATAAAAATAAACCATAAATGCTATTAAGATTATGAATGTTGTTACAATTGTAAAAGCTTTTACTGCAGTAGCTTCTTGCATATTTTTTAACATATTCAAACTATCTCCTATTGCTTTTGTAGCTCCATTTCCTGTTTCTGACATATATTTATATTAATATAATATTTTTACTTTTTATCTTTTACTTTATTTTTACTTTTTATATAATATACTCAAATAAAGAATTAAAAAATAATAACAATATATACTAATTATGGCCGGTGGTTTAATGCAATTAGTAGCCCAAGGGCAACAAAATATTATTTTAAACGGTAATCCTTCAAAAACATTTTTTAAAAGCACCTTTGCACAATATACAAATTTCGGTTTACAAAAATTCAGAGTTGATTTTGAGGGTTCTAAAACATTACGTCTATCAGAAGAATCTACTTATACTTTTAAAATACCTCGTTATGCCGACTTGCTAATGGACTGTTACCTTTCTGTCGCTCTGCCTAACATTTGGAGTCCTATTTTACCTCCACAAGATCCAAATAATTCCACTATATCTCAAAATGCTAATAGTGAAAATTGGGTTCCGTATGAATTCAAATGGATACAAAATTTAGGTGCAAAAATGATTTCTAAAATTAGCATCACATGCGGTAATTTTACACTTCAAGAATATTCTGGTGACTATTTATTATCAGCTGTTCAGCGCGATTTTACTGGCCAAAAAAAAGAACTTTTTTATGAAATGATTGGCAATATTCCTGAACTTAATGATCCTGCCAATGCTGGTTCTCGCATTAACTCTTATCCAAATGCTTATTATAGTAGCGCATTGGCCGGTCCCGAACCATCTATTAGAGGACGCATTTTATACATTCCATTAAATAATTGGTTCGGTCTTAAATCACAAATGGCATTTCCTCTAACATCACTCCAATACAATGAGTTACATATTAATGTTACTTTAAGACCAATTAATCAGCTATTTCAAATTCGTGATGTATTTGATTCTGTCTTTAATTTTCCGTATATAGCGCCTAATTTTAATGCTTGGTATATGCAATTTTATCGATTTTTACAGCCACCTCCTGACATCAATATTGGTATCAATTCTTATTCTGATCAAAGAACTTTATGGAATGCGGATGTGCATTTAAATTGCACTTATTGCTTTTTATCTAATGAAGAAGAACGAGTATTTGCATTAGATGAGCAGAAATATTTAATTAAACAAATCCATGAGCAAAAATTTTACAATGTAACTGGACCTAACAAAGTTGAGCTAGATTCACTAGGAATGGTTTCTAGTTGGATGTTTTATTTCCAGCGTAGTGACGTTAATTTGCGCAACGAATGGTCTAATTACACTAATTGGCCTTACAATTATATGCCACAAGATATTATACCTGCGCCATCAGCTGGAGATTATACTATTTATCGAACAAATGCATTAAATCAACCTGTTCCAGTAAATATCGGTCCCGGTGTGAATCCAAATGGCAACTTAACTGGTCTGCTAATTACACCAACTTATACACCAGAAAATGACAAGTATATTTTGATTGTCTTAGGTATTTTGTTAGATGGATCTTATCGAGAGAATATACAGCCTGCCGGTGTTTTTAATTACATTGAAAAATATACTAGAACTTCTGGTAATGCACCACCTGGAATCTATTGTTATAACTTTTGTTTGCATTCCAGTAATTCAGATTTGCAGCCATCTGGTGCAATGAATATGAGTCGATTCAATCAAATCGAACTAGAATTTACTACTATTATTCCGCCATTAGATCCATTGGCTCAAAGTTTGGTTATTTGTGATCCTGCAACTGGAGGTATTATCGGTGTTAATAAGCCGACTTGGCGGATTTATGATTACAACTTTAATATGACGCTTTTTGAGGAGCGTATTAATCAAGTAATATTTATTGGTGGTAATTGTGGTTTGGCTTACGCGACATAAAAATAAAAATAAAAAAATTGAATATAATTTTACAACTATTTGTAATATTATAACTAACAAATAAAAGCAGAATGTATTCATCTAAAATTATTATCTTATTTATTTTAACTATTTGCTTTATTTATAGTCATGAAATATATACAAGAACTCAATTAAGGGGCTTGCATCATTACTATATGAATAAAGCGTTTAATGAAGAAATACAGCGCATTGTGGATAAAGTCATAGAGTTAGCTAGACAAAATCTAACCAGTTATACACTAACTTATTATGTTCCTACTGGTAGACCTGATGATATAAGGTATGTTGGCTTTCTTAGCAATTTTAATGATAAAATAATAATTAATCGTTTAAAAAATATATTAATTGATAGCAATATTACTATCTCAGATCCAAAATGTTGTTCTAAAATATTCCCTGGTTGTGAGCAACATGAAATGAATTTATGTAAATTTATTAGTATTAAATGGTAATCTCTTTATTTATTAAGTTATATTTATGCAATAAAAAAAGGGATTTTTATGTCTGCTCTTATGAGCTATAACATAATTTTACGTTCCTTAATGGCAACCCTTTTCCATCTTTTAAAAAGGTGGAAGCAAAATTTATATTTATTTTTATTTTTATATTATATTTTTAATATATTTATATCTATTTCTTCTTTTTTAAAGCCTTCTCTTTCTCCTTTTCTGCTAATTTAATCGCCTTCTCTTTCTCCTTTTCTGCTAATTTAAGCGCCTTCTTTTTCTCTTTTTCCGCTAATTTAGACACTTTGGCATCTTCTAATAAACACTTAATTAGAAATGCATCTGACTCTTTTTTTTCTTGTATTGCCTTCTTTTGATCTTCTTTTTGCTTCTTTTCCTGTTCTTTTGCTAATTTTTGCGCTTCTTTTTCTTGTTCTAAGTTTACTTCTAGCCCTAATTTGATGCCTGTAAATTTTGCACATCCAGTTGAATGTCTCAAAGTCGGGATTTTTTTCTTTAACCAATCAAAACCGACGGCTTTTTCCGACATAATATACATATCGCCATCATTTAAGATCAGTTCAAAAGGCTCTCCAACTGATTCTGAATTTTGAAACCACTTGAAATAAAGAGGCATTGTTTCACCCATTCTGACAGCGAAAACCTTCCGTCTTTCACCATCTCCATGAAATCCAATACCACATTGCGAAATATCATAATAATAATTTGCCTCACCATTTAGAAGGACATCTTCAGTCCATTCCGAAATT